CTCATCCACGATGATCACATCCCATACATCCCGGAATTCCCGCAGATCCTGTTTGGCAAGCGTTTGTACCGTAGCAAATGTCACGCCATCGGAGATGTCCACCTTCCCTGCGGTAATGGTTCCTATCATTGACTTGTCTATGTACCGCTCCGCCCGCTCTTTGCTCTGATTCAGAAGGTCAATCGTATGCGTCAGCCACAAGGCCCGTCTGCCATATCGCTTAATCAGAGCAATGCCCATCTGCGTCTTTCCGCTTCCGGCCTTGGCCTGAAGGATCCCGTATGTTGCTTCCCACATGGCCTCCACGGCTTTTTCCTGATAGTCATACAGAGGAACATCTGTCCCGCCGTATTCGACATATTTTGGATCGGTAAATGATGTCTTGAAATGTATATCCTCATCGGCCTGGAGCGGAAACCGCAGCAGACATCCGAAGGGAATGATCAGCGTATTCCCGATGCGCTTGTACAGTCTGATGTCTTTTGGCGTATTCCCTACCCAAAAGCCCATGCGGGTCTTCTTGGCATATTCGGGATTATCCAGGAGGAGATTCTGCCCACACCATGCAAGCATCTTGTCCGTGGGATTATCGATTCTGATTGTTTCGCCTATGATAACTTCCATTTCGTCCCCTTCTCCTCGTTCTTCTCCAGCCAAGCATCTAATGTGCAGCCATAGTGGAATGCTCTGATGTCCGACAGCGACAGTACCCCGCCGGAGTACTTCGCCTGTTTAACGCTAATGTGGGGAACCATGTAGATCCCCTCGCCGTCAAAGCGGAGAGCAAACCATCCCTGCCCGTTCCCGGACAGTTCCCACAGATCCATAGCGGACTGTTGGTTCGGTTCCACACGATCCAACCTGAACACCGGTCCCACACAGTGCTTGCAGTCGATCAGCCAAGCCTTACCATTTCTCACGGCGATGATATCGGCGGGCTGTCCTGATTTGTTGGCGTTCAGCCGATGTACCCAGTAATGGCGATCGAACAGCATCCTGGATAATTCAATCTCGAATTCACGCCCCAGTTGGTTGTTATTCATCGAATTCCTCCACGAACAGATCAGCGTAAACGCCCTCATGAATATCCCCATCGATCACATATACGCTATAAGGCGTTTCGTTCTCTTTTGTGCTTTGCGATCTGTCTTTGGGAATATCGCTTGCGGGAACGAATCCCAGCAGCACCATTACCATCACCGTTGCTATCCCTTTTAATAGCGTCTTCATCTTTCCCCTCCAAATAATTCTCTATCCCCAATTTCTCGCTGACGATCCCGACGATCTTCGGCTGGACCCCTCTGCCGTACAAGGTCATTCTCACCCATTCCGGGGAGAAGCCCAAGCCGATGGCGAATTCAGATACCGTTTCGTCCCGGTCGATCAGTGCCTTTCTTACCTCTTTGTTCCATTCATCGTGCGTCATATTTTTTCAAATCTCCCTTTGCCAGCCGCTGATAGAAATACAAACAAGCCGGAGTAATAAACCGCACGGGTTCTTGGCCTATGCGTTTTTCGCATTTGAACAGTTCCCGTGAGTCTTCCGGCTTCTGATTGTTAGTCCAATAGGGGCAGTCTTCGCAGTGATACTCCTCTCCCCGGAGAATGTATTCATCCCTGATGTCTTCCGGGATCTGTATCTGCTGCTCATAGATGATGTAGGCGTTGTGACCCGCCGTGGTCGTGGTGAATTGTACGTTAACTGAAATGTCTGTTTTGTGTTCGTCCAAGAAAGCATTGACATCTCGCTCAAACGCAGTAGAATCATAGTTGGAGATGATTCTCATGCTTTTAGATGTTGTTTGCTTCATAATGAAAAACCTCCTACCTGGTATGGTAGAAGGTTCTGCCCCACTTTTCTTGGGGGATATCGAAAATATGGGGTACTATGGGATTAACTATTCCTCACAGTCATAATTTTCGGAAGTCTTCTACCACCATTAGAATAGCATCCTCGGTATGACTTGTCAATACCCAATTAAAAATAATCTTTTTGTAAACCACGGCTTGTTTTCAACGATCTATCTCATCAATTTTACATTGTAACATTTTCGCAGCGTCCCGTGAATCTAAAATCTGCCATCTTTCGGTGTCCGGGAATCGCAAATCGTATGGTAATATCTGACAACCAAGAGCCTTTGCTTCAATGGCTGTTCGGCCTACGGCAAAGATATTTTTATATTCAGCCATCGCCGCCAAAAGCCTGTTCCTGGGCATCCCTTCGAGAAAGTCGGTTCCGTCTTCAAAGATCACATTCTGACGCTTTGCCGGACGGCCCACAAAGGCCGTGTCCTTCGTTTTAGGCCTTATATACTGTTGGACCTCCGCAACATCAATTGACAATGGCAGATATATTGCCTTGCCGAGCCGCTGCATTTTAGAAATTGTTTCCGGGATGCCACAAACTAAAATGAGGTCATGATAATTTTTTAACCAATAATAATGTTCGGGATGCAGATTGTTATGCACAAAAACGATAGCATGATCTGCACCATATCCCGGTGTATTAACTGTAATCCAGCTTCTGTCAGTACGGATGGCGGGAATGAAGTATTTACAGATTTCCAACGAGTAATAATATGCTCCATTGAATCTGTTAGGACCCATTCCCGCTATTTTCCGTCTGTATGCCTCATGATCGTGGCTGATTATCATATCATCAATTTCTGTCCTACATAGATGAGATTCGGGTTCTTGATGTTGTTCTTGGCTACAATCGCAGCCACCGTGGTATTAAATTTCTTGGCGATTGCCGAAAGCGTATCGCCCCTCTGAACCGTATATATCACGGTAGCATCTGTGCTGATTATCAGCTTCTGCCCTACCACAATATAGTTCGGGTTTTTCAGATTGTTCAGGGCTACCAGTTTTGCCACGGTGGTATGGAATTTAGCAGCAATCTTGGAAAGTGTGTCCCCTCTTACCACAGTATATGTTACCGTCTTCGGGGATGGCGGTGTCGGCTGCGGATTGTCTTCCGGGAGATAGATGAAGCCCTGGAACACATACTGGTTACCGAAATAATACGGTTTCCGCAGCTGGCAGAGCCAAAATCTCTTGCCACCATAAGAGGAGTTGCTAAAGGTTACAGAGCCATCTACCGGGTCGATTTTTTCCACAATGGCGACATGACCCGCTCCGTCAGAGGGATCCCCGGCACGGCCTTTTCTCCAACAAGCGACAGCACCAAGTTTAGGCTCCTGACCCCGCTTGTAGCCATCGTTGTAAGCCCACCAATTTTCAGCGTTACCAAGCGATAGTTTCGGCTTTTTTCCAAGGATCTCACGCCATCTGCCCCAGGCGTAGCCTACGCAGTTGGGAAGACATGACTTCCCGGAAATGAGAATACAATAGTTGTATCCACCCTTGGTATAATGAATCCAGTTTTTGTCCGTGGTGGATGGGGCTGTCAGCCTTGGCGTAAATGTAGCCCCTATTCCTTCAGGCTCTTCCATTTCTTCATAGATTTCGATGCCGGCCTCTTTCGCTTCCCGCTCAAAGTCATCGATCACCGGGGCGGTCTGTGGTTCGTTCTTTGCCATAAGTCACCTCTCCTACTCTAAAAAATCATTCTTGACGAGATGCTCGGCATATCTCTGCTCGATATATCGGATCTCGTTTTCGGCTCTGTTGTTGGGATAATCCGGGTGGGCATTGCAGTAACGGCGGTAAGTGTCGATATCAGCATTGCACTGATCGTATGACTCCTTACTGCGAGTAGTGCCATGCCGGAGAGCATCGGAAAAATTCAGGATCCTGATACGGGCTTCGGTGGTCTTCTGTTCTTGGAAGTCATTCCGCAGGTCCTCAACTTGTTTCGCCACCCGTTCTATAGCCTGTTCCAGTTTGCTCTTTTTACCTTTTTTCTCATCGTGGCGAGTGATCATGAACTGCAAGAAGGTCAGCAGCGCACCACCACCCACCAGTGAGAGAACTATTGTGAGAACATCCTCGGTCATTCCGTGTCACCCCCATCCCTTATATCCTTGTAATAGTTGTTGGATGATATCTGCAGCAAGGCTCCGATAAGCGTATCAAGAGCCGCAAGTGTGGCAGTGATTTCGGTGGTATGCGGGATGCCCCAAATATCACCAATCGCCGCAAGGAATGTGATAAGAGGCACGATCATCAGCGCAATGCGCTTAAGAATGTCATACTGTCCGTTTTTCAGTTTCATTTTTGCTCTCCTTAATACGCATACATGAGTTCATACGAGCCGCTGTAAAATGCTCCGGGCGAGGCAGAACGGCTTGTCGCTGATGAAGTAATCGTCAGCGTACCACCCGAATAACTCCAGGAATATCCGCTCGTGATATTGTCTATTCGCCGAGTACTGCCGATTCGGAAGCAGTTTCCATGTGTGGTTGACCCGTTCGATATTATGTCAACTATATAGTAATAAGTTGTGCTTCCCGACGATGACACCTGGGCGTTAAGGCGTACGGCAAAGAATTTTGGCTGGCCTTTCATACTCGAAAACGAAAGCGACGTCGGATAGTTAGAGGCCGTTGCTGTCTTGGTGTCATATTGGACGGAGCCACCACCGCCGGAAGCAGTACCTTGGGTCCTTACCCCGGCAGCGGTGTAAAAGTACTTCCCACTTGCCACATCCGAGGCGGCGGCAGTAGTGTCGGAAACATCCGTAAATAGGGCTGTTCCACTGCCCGTCTTGGGGACTTCGAGAGCGGGAACATTGCTATAATCGGCTCCCCATAGGGATACATTCTGTGCCACATCGACACCCCCTAACTGATACTCAACACCTTGGTCACCGAATCCTGGCTGATAACCGGGACTTGTGCGCTCCCCGCCACATTGAATATCGTCTGCCCCGCTACGATGTTTGAGGCCTTAAGATTGCTGTCACCCTTGATGGTCTGCGCCCCGGTGAGATATGTTCCGCTTGCAATCGTCTGATCGCTCGTTCCCGGAGTGATGGTGGCAGCGGCCTTGGTTGTCACGCTTGCCGACAGAGATACAGCCGAGTTGCCCGCCGTTCCGGCACTGACATAGCCCGGTGTGGACACATTCGGAGTGACGGATACTGTCTTGGAAAGAGTCAGAGTATTGCTTCCCGTGGATACGGAAGCACCAGTCCCGGAGATTGATGCCGGAGCTGTGGCTGTTCCTGATGCGACAGCCTTGGTTGCATTGGAAGCGTAATGCCCCGCCGGGACAGTGACTGTAGCCCCGGATGCGGTCAAATCGCTGCTTGATTTTGAGGGAATATTCCCGGTGTATTTTACGCCATTGCCATAGCCAGTAACGCCATTGAGCATCTGTGAGGCATTATTCAATGTGGCATCGGATGTATCCAAGAACTGTGCGGTTCCACCGCCGTCTATAGGAATGTTGACTTCCGGGGTATCGGCGTACACCACGCCTCTTATCACTACTGATTTCGCCATCGTTTTCTCCTTCTCATGAAACTGTGATGACCCGCCCATCCCAGGTAATTAGGCCATAATTATTCGGAATGGGATTGATTACAAGATTTTCAAGCACGGCTTTCCCCGCAGCGTCTATCGTCTGCTGTTCTTCGCTCGGCGTGAATTCCAAGGGACCGGTATAGGCCGGATATTCTCGAAATGCTGTTACCACGCCCATCTCCCCGGCCTCGGGAAGGATGAGTGACACATCCCCGTCAAGAGATGTAAAAAGCGACATTTCGCCATCGATTACTACCGTATCGAACATTTAGATCACCTCGGCTTTATCGTTGTCCTGAACTAGGATTTTGGCCTTTTTAGAGGCTCCCCTTGTCCCGTCCTGGAGCAGCCAGTTCAGCATCACCCGGATCTCGGTGGCTTTCATCGAAAGCGTTTCTTCTTGCGTAAAGGTCCAGGCTATATCCTCATTCCCTAAAGACATCGTATCGATGCCCCGCTCTACAATAGTCACGCCGTCTTGGGTCACGGTAAGATATGCCGTGGTGATATTAGCCGGATTTATCCGAGAAAATGTGTACTGTATGGTCGGCGTTGTGCCTCTTACTATTTCAGCCATTTTGTCCTCCTATGCAAACGCATCGTAATCGAAATCGAATGTCGCTATCCCGGTGGACCGTGCCGTCCATCCATAAATCACGCCATTTGCTGTGATATAACAACCGCCAGCATTTGTACCGCCCACCGCACATCCCGCAAGAATGCTTCCCGATATGGGCCTATATCCTGACGGCATCGTATACAGATTAGTCGAGGAATTCGCGGAAAGCCCCGAAACGGCAAGATGTACATGGACCCTTGTTCCTATCTTGTAGTACCAGCAGCCACCATTTGACGAATATGGAGTACCATTGGTCAGCGTAGTGATGTTGGTAGGTGTTACGGTCGCAAGGATGTCCGCGTTGTTCGGGATGCTGCCGGAATACAAGATCGCCCATGAGCCATTAGCGGGTTTCGTCAGCCACAATTCGGTGGAATCGGGCGCGGTCGATATACAGACAGCCGTAGCGGCATATGTTGACGCAGAATACGAAGCGATGATCGTGGCCCTGGCGTTTCCACCGCTGTTGGTCAGATTGAAGATGTTCGTTCCGGGCTGGAAGGTCGCCGTATTATTCAGGAAGTAAAGGATCTCCGCAACATCAAGCGTACTCGATATGTTGGCATCTGACACGGTGCGTATATGCAGCCTCTCGGTATCGACATTGCCGTTCCAATCTATGGTCATAGCATTAGAGCGGGTATTGTCGGCAGTGCCATTACCTATAATGACAGCACTGGTTTTGTCAGATACGTTAAATTTACCAAGGGCCGTTTGGTTGTAGGCTGATGCAATTGTTCCCCGGTTTTGGGCATGGCTACAATTTCCCGAAGCTATTGCCTCCATCCCTTCCGAATGTGCGTAATTGCCTGACGCGGTAGTTTGGAAACCTTCGGCGTGGCTGGAATCAGCAGAAGCGACACTCTCCGCGCCCTCCGCATGACTCGTGCCTTTACTCGCAGTCGTGTCAAACCCTTCGGCGTGGGATGCAAAGCCGCTGGCTGTGGTCTGTACGCCCTCCGCATGGGCAAATGAATCCGAGGCAGAAGTGCCGTAACCTTCAGCGTGAGAAAATGTGCCATTGGTGGATCCCAACATAGCCTCGTTTACCGAGCCAACACCCGGTGTTCCCAGGCTTTGAGCAAAGTTATAAATCGGGGCAACATCGCTTGCCGTCCATCGTATTTTCACGGTCGCACCGTCAGCAGGGGCAGTGGTTAGGGTCACGGTATCCCCATAGTACGAATAGTTAGGGTCATCTACACCATTAACTTGTACACGGATCACAGAATCAATATCTGCCCCGACCATGAAAGAGGTTTTACTTCCATCGCCGTTGAATTGCGACTCAATATATGACTGTCCTCGGAGATCGTGGGCCCCCCAATATTCAGTCCCCGACTTTGCAGAGATCCCATAGGCATCTATCTCCATATGCGTCTGCGAGGTTTCGCCTATGGTTGTAATCGCTCCAAACGAAGCCAAGACAGTAGTACCATCCCGGATATCAAGACTGTCAGAATCTATCAGAACATTATTCCCCACGGTATCTGTTCCGTCACCGTAGGTCACATGAATACCCGCACCATCGGCCCAAAAGTGATTGTTAGTGTCTTCAATCTGCTCTGCCATATTGTTGATTGTCGCACTCTGTCCGGGGGTAAAATCGCCTATCGCCGCCATGTCATCATCAGCCACATCTCTCCCCTTCCCTTTAAACGCCGTGTTGCAATTCAGGCCGAAGGTCACATTAGTGAGTGCAGCATTGTGATTCACAGCGTCAGCCACATATGTGATAGTGTCCAAGGGATAGAGATGTGACATCGGAAGGACTGTCGCTGTGAAAGGATAGTATGTCAGCCCGCCTATGGCACTATAGATATTGTTCGCTATAGTCTGCGGATTCGCTCCGATGAGCATATTGCCGTTGATGGTGATGGCATTTCCGGCATTCCCGGCGAGGAATTCGTTCCCGCCAATTACAATATTGACCCCAGGAATCGTCAGCCCGGTTTCAGCGATCTCCCCGGAGATTATCACGGAGTCATCGATTGTTTCGCCGCTCGCAGCATACCATGAGAGCCTCAAATCGCCGTTCCAGTCCATGAAAGCGTTGGCTCCCATAATCTCACACAGCCAGGATAAAACTTGTCTCCAGGTCAAGTTTTCGACCACGGGTGATGCGCTGATAGAATAGTTATAGTTGGGCAGAGTGGTAAGGTCACATCCCGCTGACAGAGTTACTCCGCAAGTAGTGCAGATGGCATTAACCATCGCCTGTGCCGTCATGGGGAATGTGTATCCGGTCCAGTCTACATATCTATCGAACAGTATCATCCTGTCAAGGGCTGTGATGGTCAGTTTGCTCTGCCTCTTCGGAGCCTCATCCACGATAAAAACGCCCATCGGGACGGTTTCCAGGTTACAATCTATCTCCACCGTGATTTCGTGGTTTTTCCACGCCACGCTGTTGAATTCTCCCGCCGTATTCATTAGATCCAGCGTAAGTTCGGCAGCGGAAACACAGCCTATTTCGAGATCCCCTTTTGCTGTAGAGTATCTGTCTATAGCCATATCCAGGATTGACGCATTCGTGATTACCACGGGAGTGCCAAGGCCCTGTTCCAAGGTGAGATTCGCTTCCTGGAGCATACCGTCCAGGAAGGATGCTTTTGCTGTGTTAGTGATCGGGTACATCGCTATCTCCTAATTGACTGTGATATACGGGGATATCAGATTTCTCTGTATGAGATTGAATTTCAAGTTCGTCCATATATCGAGTTTTCCACTGTATGCGGGCATCGTGCGATTACCCACATAGAATATCTGCTCACTATATTTGCCCCGGACGGGATCCCAAAATTTTACCCACAGATACTCTTCCTGAAACGCCTGGAGCAGTGCGGTTACCTCGGATGTGGAAAGATTCCACCATTCCAACTCCAGTTTCCGAAGCTGCCCCATGCGCTTCTTGTGCATCTGCCCGTCTTGTGTTCTTCCAGCGTCCGGCTGGGACACATCCTCAAGTTCTACGGAATATGCCGAAGGGACGCTTATAGTTGTATACGGGTCAGCAGAGCCATACGGCTTTACTCCCGCAATCGGGTTCCATGCTGCCATATCAGCCTCCTGTTGCTACTACAACTCGCCCATCTCGGCGATTCATTCTCTGAAGCCCACCTACAAGTTCGCTGGTGGATACCGTCACGCCATTGCCCTGATTCTGTGCGATCTGCTCTGCCACGCCCAAGAGGGCCGACAGAAGCTGGTTCTGCCCGGCATTGGCCTGTGCCATAGATGCCGCCATTGTCGCCGCAAGCTGCGACTGATTGAGTACCTCGGTTCTGCTTCCGACATGGCCTACAAGTTCCGGCCCGGCCTCGCCCGCCACAAACATGGACCCCGCATTTAGGGTTCCTGTGGCATACTGCGGAATATCGTGCCACGATCCGTTGGTGTATGCCCCGCCGCTTGCCATGCGCTTATATGTCACGCCATCAGTCTTGATACCGTCCACACCAATCACGAAACCATTGAGGACCTTGTTCGGGAGATTATCCTTGAAGGAATCCACCCTCGCCTTAAAGCCCGGAATCAGCATATCCAAGATGTTAATAATGGCATCAACAATCTTGGCGGTGAAGCCGCCTATCGTCTTGTTTGCCGAGGCCCCTTGGAAGCTTGTTTTCCATGTATTGAATATATTCATGAAGCCCGACACCTGAAGCTGCTTGTATGTCCCGGAGTATAAATTGCTCCACGATGTGAAGATGCTCCTGAAGTTGGAAATCTCACGGTTTGCGGATTTCCCCTGGAATAACGTGCTGAACCAGTTGAGGATGCCCGTAAACCCGGTCAGCTTCCGATCCTTCGCCTCGCCCGTGAAGTTCGGCTTGAATGTGAACAGTTCAGATATAAACTGTGACAGGATCTTTTTATTCTTCGGGATGTTATCATCAACCCCAGTGATACTTGCCGTGAAGTCAAGAGTAGCCGTTCCAAGCCCAAGCATATCCGCGATATATCCATATCCGGGGAATGCTGCCCGCAATGCGGTGTCAATAGATTTGCCCAAGGATGATTGTGCTGACTTACCGCCGTTCACACCAAGCGCAGATTTAATCCGCTGCAAGCCCGAATTAAGATCGCCATTAATGATGTCAGCAATGCCCTGAAGGAATTCGTGAATCTTATCAAGAGTTGTTTTGACATCCTTCAGCATACTCACAAGCGCGGACCCGGTTTTGGCTAATGGAGAAATGATGTTATCCCACAACCATTTCAGCGGAGGCTGGAGGCGGCCGATGACATCGCCGATAACAGTCAATGCACTCGCTATAGCATCAAGCACGGCGGGTAGACCGTTCTCAAGGCCCCATTTCGCCATCGGAAGAACAATGTTCTCCCAGGCCCAGGATATCGCCCCGGTGATATATTTAGCCAATTTTTCAATAGGCACAAGCAGATTCTTGAACGAGGTGATGATTGGCCCCAGGTTGAGACCAGCCGCCCATTGTGCGGTCGCCGCCGTTATCTTGTTGAACATCAGAAGAACATCGTTCAGTATATTCCACAGCGACTGAATGATCTTTGTGCCGTTTCCATTCAGATTCCAGCCCCGCTCGAATGCCGCCGCGATATTCCCAACAAAGTCAAATATGTTGCTCAAAATCGTCAGCAGATGTTCGATGGTCTGCTGCCCGGTTCCGTTCTGCCATACTGTCCAAAAACTGTTTCCCACCGCCTCGGCTGCGCTCTTACATTTATCGAATGCCGACTGCATCGATTTCAGCGTTTTGGATCCAACATTGTCCCAGGCCTTTTTAATCGGGTCAAAGAATGCTCCGAGCGATTCGGACGCGACCTCAACCTCCTGAAACATGGAGGAATAATCGTCTGCAATGCTTCCGGCACTTCCGCGTCCACGCCCAGTGTCGTTGGCCCCGTTCAAAGGGTTAATCTCGTCCAAGCCAAGGATAGTTATTATCTCTTGTTCGAGGGCCTGTGCCGCCCCGGTAGCATCGTTGGCAGATTCGGCAAACGCTTGCGGGTATTTAATGGCCTTTGTCCAGGTACTTGCCCCGGTCAGCAGCGCAAAAAGCCTGTTTGCTACATTTAGTAAATCGACAAATTTATCAATTATATAGTCGATCGCCGGAGCCACAGCATTGATCAGCGGCATCACCATCGCACCAAGGGAATTCTTCAGATAGAGTGCTGCCGTTGCCAGCCTGTCCATCGAGGGAGCAAATCTGTTGCCCACAGCGTTGGCCCACATATAAGCATTGTTGATACCCGTAGTGAAGCCCTCAATAATCTGCTTGGCGATCAGTCTGTAGATTCGCATCTTCAGCATTCGCATAATCTGATGTAGAATCCCGCCGATTTTGGAGCCAATCGAAGACAGCCCCTTCCCTATTGCTGTGAAGGGGAATGCTGCGATTTTGACAGCCTGTTTTGCCACGGATGCCGTGTATGTTCCGACAGTTTTAAGAATCGGTACAATTCGAGAAAGTGCAGATTCAGTATTTACCGCACTCTCCTGGGTAACCTCTCCCAACTTTTGAGCAGCACCAGTCTGTTCTTCTACCTCGGCGGTCACCCGTGCGGTAGATTCTTCCATCTTCTCCGCAGCAGCTTTACCTTGCTCGATAGCCTTGGCTGTGCCACGGGCAGATTTGGTCATAGCACGATTCATGCCGTTTACGGATGAGGCAAGCGGCTTCATGACAACATCAAGCTTGGATGCGGTATCGATCAGATTATCGAGCGCACCTATCCCCTTCAGCTTTTCCAGGCTGGCTATTAACTTGTTGATTCGATTCGTTGCCGCTGTGGCATTGGTCGATATTTTTATTTCAAGTTTATCAATTTCAGCCATTATCTTTGGCGTGTTTGGAGTTCACACGCTTCACCCACGCCTGTAAGTGGGCCTTTGTTTCCTCGAATTTTGCATCTTCCTCGCGCTTCTTAATGGCGGCCTGGGCTTTTTCCGTGATGGGATACGGCTCCTTCGTATACGGAACAGGCTTTGTCCCCTTCTTGGCGAAATCGTGGAACACGGGGCTTGCACAGAGCATTGCTTCATATATGTATAGCCCCTGAAGCCACAATTCCTGGTTTTTAGCCTCTCTTTTATAGTCATAGGCATCTCGATAAGCCTTGGCTAAAGTACAGTCCTCGTCCCAAAACTGGCCCGGTGTCATGCCGATAGCGATATAATATGGTAGATATTCCCGGAAGATGTCCGAGTAGCAAGACGGGGGAGATTGCTTCTCCCCCGTAAGGAAGGAAGAGCCTACCAACTCGCCTTCCACTCTGCGTTTCCCTCGTTTGACTCCGGCTCTGAAAACAGCACTTCAACGGGTTCGGTATACATCTCCGTCAACCTCGCAAGGAAATCGTCCTTGTTTGGTATCTTGGCGAAAAGCGCATCCACAATGTCGGGCTTGATCCATCTGTGATGGGCCAGGAATGCCCCGGCAAACAATGTCGGAAGAGTTGACATGGGTTTGGTCGATACATCGCTGATCACGAAGCCTCTGCTCTCCATCGTTTCAATGCTCTTCCTGGTGAATTCCAGCGTATATGTTTCGCCGTTGTAAGTGAGTTCAATAGTCTTTGCCATTGTCTTAACCTCCTGTTAGGTTTCTCCTGTGAAAATATCAATCAGCTAAACACCGGGGTGATAACTGTGGTCGGGGTGACGGTAATAGTCATATCGACAACCTCGTTCACACCGCCGCCATTCAGCGTCACGGACACATAGCCATCGAAGTTGAATTTGCCCTGGGACCCGTTCGGGGTTGTGCCGGAAGCACCCAGCCAAATCGACAGATGCTGCTCTGTTCCCTTGAGGGCATAGAGAGTCTGAAAATCGGTGCTGGTGTAATTCGCGGTCAGGGTCATTTCATCGGTGTCCTGAAGACCTTCAATGTAGGTCCTTGCCGCATCAGACAGAGTGGTGGTTTCCAGCCTGTCCGGGGGCGAAATGAGATCCGGGAATTCCTTGATGTCTACGACCTTGGCGTAAGACAGCGGGGATCCCGTTCCCTTCATGAAATAGGTCTGATAAGTGGATCTTGCCATTTCGCTTACCTCCTGTAGTAAGTTTCATTGCTATCGACAACAGCGGTATATCGCGCTGTTAATCTGTATTTGGTGGAAGAATCGATATTCACAGGAAGCAAAGCCAAGCGGGTGAAATTCCATGAGTCCATCAGCTGATCCACCGTAGCCATAATGGCTTTCGCTTCCTGCTTCTTACCGATTTGCTTATTTGAGAACACATTGACTTCATAAGTCACCACGGAATAATTCTCCGCAGTGTTTTCCGTCCTCCCCGACTGCATCACATAGTTGTCAGACTCCTCGATATAGCAAGCCGGAAACTGTTCCGGGTTGAGGTTCAGTTCGCCGGACACATAGATCCCCGGAAACTCGGTTCGCAGTGCCGTGGCTATTGATGTGAAAATCTGATTTTCGTAAGTAATCATTTGCTGAAGACCTCTTTTACTTTATCGGGAGCGATGCGGGCCAGGTCGCGGGCCGTACCGTATACAACACGGTTTGCGGGGTTACCCATTGTCAGCACTACGGGCTGTCCATCCCGTTTCCGGGTATGGATTACCACGCCGTTGCTGCCGGGATCCCCTACATAAATCCACGGAGGATTGAGGCCCTGGTGCTTGCCGTAGCCGCCACGCACGGCCCCAAATTCCGCAGCTTTCGGATGATCGTCGGGATAATAGACACCGGTCCCAAACTCGATGAATGCCGCCGTTCTACCTTCAAGGTAAACCGTGCCTTCCGGGCCATTCTTCGTGTCATAAACCCACGCATCGTCATGATCGCCATCATAAATAATGTTTTCAAGCCGCCTGTGCATTAGACTGTAACCGTCATCCACTAAAGTGTCGGTGGTCTTTGTGCATTTCTGATTCAGCCCTTTTACATAGGCTTTAAGGCTGCTAATCGTGCCGTCTGCGTCTATGTCTACTCGGAACATGGCGTTCCACCGCCCTTCGTCACATCCACCCGTTTGATGGCGATGGATACAACATTCAGCGATTTAGAAACCCTTCGGACTATGTAATCGTATGCGTTTGTCAGAACACCGCCCTCATAGACAGGGGTATGGTCAACGAACAGAACAGTGTCTTCCGATATGGGCGTATCCATATCCGCAAGGACGATCACTCTGTCATAATCCAGGTTCTGCCCGAATTGCTCGATGTCAGTGTTTCCCGTCTGCCAGGATATATTCCCTTGACATTCGACAGGAGCCGCATACATCGGAGCATTTTCCCCGGTTTCATTGCCGTATTCGTCATACTGCACCTGGGAATTCGTCCGTAAGCAGTACCAAAATGTCTGTAGGTTTCTCGCTAAAAGCCGCATTACTCATTCTCCATCGGGATTCCGCAGAAGGGTATGATGGTCCTGAATAGGTCATCCGGCACATCAGCATTCTGATAATGCCTGTGGATGCCGTTCTCAACGTGGATCATCTCCCCTTCCGCGCCGCGCTTGTTAACCAGGTACGCCGCGATCTCGCACTGCACCATTTGATATTTTGCGGGGACTTCGGTGACAGCCGAGGTGAAGGGATACGCCTTGTTGATAATCTTCTGCCCCGCAATATTGAGGTAGTTGCTTATCAACGTGGTGTCCGTTTCGGTAGTCATCGTCTGCACCATCGCTATCATCTGTTCAGAAGTCATAGTGTAATCTCCTTCGGAATCACCCAATAGGCACAGCCAGCAGAATCATGGTATTGATCACGCCGACCGTCTTGTCATCCAGCTGTGTGACCGTAAGTTTTTGGTAACTTGTACTTGGGGTGATAATGGTCACGGTGTCGGCAGTTTCCTCATAAATGGACAGCTGTTCGCCCATCGCCGTGTCAATCGTATCTCCTCCGGCCCTGCTCCCAACGGCATAATCGCTTGGGGTTTCGCCACCCCAAACCGCCATAAAACCCTGGGGGAAGGTGCCGTTATACTTGTACGCTTTCTTACCAGTCATCCAATCTTCGGTGACATCTTCGCCGTCTTGCTGTTCGATGGTTACATCTTGCACAAAAGCGGCAGCCGCGATTCCGTCTTCAATGTGATTGAGTTTCGCAGAGGTAACTACATCTCTGCTCGCCCATGTTTGTTTTTCGTAGGCCATAGCTTACCTCCCTCAACTCTGAAGTGTCATGAAGTCAGCCAGCCCTACCCCAACGAGGTCAGAGTAGAGCGAGTCTATTCCGATTCGCCAGGGATGGTGATGACGGCGATGCCATCGATATACTCGGCAGCAAGCACCATGCCCATCAGGGCAAAGGTTTCGCCTACGGCGGTGTTGTAATTGCCGTTTACATGGAAGCCGATGAGCGGGGTTACACCAACGGTGGTGTAGTTCAGGCCCATGGCAGCAAAGTTGGCATCGGAAGGATCCACATAGTACAGAATCATGTTGTCAGCCGGGGTCGCAACGATGGTTCCGCTCGGAATCTCGGAAGACAGAACCAGTCTGTCAGCACCCATGAAGTTCTCGACATAATCGATACCAAACAGGCTCTGTACGGTCAGGTTGGCGGCTCCGAGATAGTTGTAAGCGTCCATGATGTTGACGAAGCAGATGATCTGCCCATAGCCAAGCCTCTTCTGCATGAATGCCTGTTTTACACTACCGATAGCCTTGGCAACACCAGCCTGGAAGTTGGCGGCACTGTCGGTAAGAGTACCCGTCTGAAGGAAGGTGTACATAGCGGTCAAGACATTGCCCTGAAGTTCATTCAGGAAAGCGTTGTCGGTCTTACGGACAGCGAGTTCCGCACCAAACTTGTTGACAGCCTCGATGGACACGGCCTTGGCATATTTGCCCAGGGTAATATCGGTGAGGGGTACTGCCTCGACTTCAGCCAGGGAGTACGGAATCTCTTCACCTTCGCCCACGGTGTTTTCCAGCGTGACGGAAGCGGTATACGCTACAAGCTGGGTTCCAGGCTCTTTTCTGATCCTGTTGGAAATCTGCAGGGCTTCCAGCAGTTCGTCCCAGTTGTTCTGAAAACGGGATACGAAATCGATTTCTCTTGCGTTCGCATCGATGTTGGCTTCCATAGTCAGATAGTTTTTAGGGGCCATTTCAATTCTCCTTTACTTGAACAGTTCGATATTCTGCTGAATCAGTTTCTGTCGTTCAGCAGTATCCTTGACTTGCATGATGTCTTTCACAGTCAGGGGTTTGGACCCGCCCGCGCCCGCCGGAGGCTTCGGTGTCGAATCCATCAGATTCGCACGAAGAGTCTTTTCATAACTTTCGAGGAAGGTCTTCTGATTCTCCAGGACGGTCTTAATGTCGCTGGAAACAGATGCTTTTGCAGAGGATTCCGCAAGTTCATCGGGATAGCCTATGGCGAGATAATCTGCTTTCAGAGCGGCTATATCCTTTTCACGCTTCATCGCAGCCACGGCTTCCCGTAGCGTGTTGAGTTCCTCTTCTTTCTCGGTTCTTGACTTTTCCTCTTCAGAAAGAAGCGCATGATGTTTCTTCTTCCAGTCGGCGACTTCAGACGCAGCCTTGTCATACAGTTCCTTCCGCACATACCCGGTGTAGTCGGGATCGGCAAAAGCGTATGCTTCCAGGGCGGCAACCTTCTCTTCGGCGGTCATGGTGTCATAACCACTGATTGTGCTTACATCGATTTTCATATTGTTCTCCTTGCGTTTTAGTGACTTCTCTGTCATTCAGCTTTGCGTTTATAGGCTTCTCTGCCTGTTTGCGAATTATTTCAGTTGACTTCTCTGCCAACAAAGAAAACGGGACTGCAAGCATTGCTCACAGTCCCGGTTGACTTTCGCTCCCCCGCCGATTCGGGGGAGGCTTCGGAGGTGTAATCATTATGAAGAAAAGATATGGGATCATCCTAATGGTAATTTCACATCTACTTTTCTCTGTATTTCAACAACAACGAGTTGCCCTCGTTCCTTCTTGAGTTCAACAGTGTTGCCCTTCTTCAGAATACGCAATATTTTCTGTTGAACATCGTATGGAATCATAAAGTCCATATATTCACGCCCTCCTTAAAGGGTCTGAACCAGCAACGGCAGTTGTAATGGGGCTTGTCCGGCACGAGTTCTATTGGGTAAACATTTCCACGCCGATCCTCACACACTTTGCATACACGGTCATCCAGTTCCGTTTCCCAAACAACCCGCTCCACTCCGGCATCTTTATATGCTTTCAGCATTGCCCGGTCGGTGATCTCGATGCAGCCTTGGGTGAGATGTCGGCTCAATATCCGCTTCCCGCGCTCGGCAGCTTCTGCTTTATTATCGGCGGCAATCATCGTTTCAACGAGGCGGCTTCGCTTCCGGTCCAGTTCCGAAAGCTGTTTGTATTCTGTCACCGGGTCATACTCGTTGAGGAATATCATCAGCCAGGCCTCGTCTATCTCTTCCTCGGCATCCTCTTTCGACAGCCGCTGATTCAGGCTTAACAGTATCGCCTCTTTGTATGAGGCCCTTGCCACTTGCAGCAGACACTGTTTGTACAGTTCAATAATATCCTCAAACAGTTCATTCACCCGGTTCAGCACGTTCAGTTCATCGAATGACAGAAGACTCTTCAGAGCATTGAACCGTGACACCAGGTGTCTATTCAGAAGTTTTATCGCTTTGTCTGCAGCCTCATACATTTAATTCAGCCTTTTCCGCTTCAGCAAGTTCCGTGTTTATATCGTTCAGTTCCTCGGTTTCCCGTTCTCTCTCGCCGTTCATGTATTCTTCACTGATGGTATATGCGAGATCCGGGTCTACGAACATTCCCGAATGCTCAAACGCAAGCCTCGGATGAATCTTGTCATTGTTCAGCATTCCGATAAGCACATTGGCCTTTTCCTGGATGTTCTCATAATTCCGGCGGGTGAATTGCGGCTCGATATATCCGATTCTCAACGTAGAGCCTGTCTTGTCACCGATAATCCGCAGCACCAGCTTCAGGAATTCCTTTTCGGATCTCTTAAAGATCATCTCGGAATCTTTCGCCCTGGCTTCTGCATTCTGCCATCCGTCACGATATATCACGCCTATCCCGGTGTCGCTGGTGCTGGAACCGCCGTTTCGGTTTGGCATCCCGCAGATCGTCAGGACTTCATTATAAATATCGTTCACAAGGACCTGCGTGTCGCCCTGGTTGATCACATGACTGATAAAATACACATCACCGTCCAACGGCACTTTCATCGCGCCCATCGCCCGGAGAGATCGGAAGGTTTCGTCTTCGATGTCAACACCCTTGAACACCAGGAGGCTCTGTACGATCTCTTCGATATCGTCCACACGGTTTGATTCGATGGTATTTATGGCATCGAGCAGCGGCAGCACGATCTCGAATTCACCAAGCCTCGCCAGGTTCGCCGGATATTCGATGATAGGCACTCCGTTCAGCGTATGCGGTTCCCATTTGACTATAGCATCTTCCAGTACTTCAAAATAATGAGTCGCCGTATATCCGCAGTAAAGGGTTTCATTGTCCACCGTGGTTATTACCATCACACCCATGAGGGGCTTATGGCCTACGCCGCTGTGATACACAACAAACGTATTTCTTGGATCCAACGTATAGATTTCAAACGGGGCCTCATCCTCCTCGGCATTATACGCGGCATCCGGCATTACCATTCTGTAGGATGTCCCGCAGATCGTGAACCAATCGGCGAGTTCTTTATCTTTCGAGGCCTTTTCCTCCGCGAACATATACTCGTTCAGATTGTTGATCATCTCGGCATATTCATCGCTGCCCCGGTTCACATACTGGATCGGTTCACCCATCAGATATCCGACCTTGAACGATACAATCTCATTCGCCCGGTTTACAACAACATTATTCTGTATTTCGGGCCGGGTTGTTTTTACCCTGTCCAGCACGGGCTGCTTACCGCGATAATAATCGTACAGATACTGTATATCGGACTGATTCTGCTGATGGATGCCCGTTGCCGTTTCAAGGATCTCCAGCAAATTGTCCCTATCTACAATGTCATAGGCAGAATATATAACCGTTCTGCCAAATAAGTTTCTATTTGCCATTCCAACACCCACTAAACACAGTATATCCTACTTTAATTATACTCTATATATTGTGGTTGTCAATAATATTTTATCTAAAATGGCCTTTTAAACACCTCAATTTTGCGATTTACCGCCCTTGTCATGTCAATCGCCATCGCCAAACTGTCCGGGGCATCATCGTGTTTGTTCTTCGCAAACACCTTATAACTGAACACATTCTGCATAAACAGTTCGTACTGTTTCGACCTCTTCCCCGATTCCACAAACAGCATATTTTCGCGAATATCCGGGGCTTTGTCGAATATCCTGTCATGCTTCGACACCTGGCTCGGAGCCGCTTTCGTTGTCAGATTCACCCGGATCCCCTCTTCCTGAAGTTTCGCCTCAAGTTCATCCTTATACCCCGCTGTCGCCTTTGTCGCCTCAATCTGCACCGCCTTAATATCGTATTTTTTAATTACATTCACGAGCAGCGGCAGCGTGATTCTTTTGTCATTATTATCGTAAACCACATCGGGAATATAAATATCTTCGCCATACAAGAAGCATATCGGAGCCGCTACAAAGTCCCCGCCGCCATACGCCGGGTCCACCGCCATGAACACCCTGTCCGGCTCCTCCTCCGGCAATTCCCCATTAAAGTACCTGAAGTCTTCCGGCAGAAACAGCGTCCCTTCCCGCTCTATCGGCTGGCCCATATACTGCGCTTCCCAGGATGCCAGGTCATTATTCCGCTCGAACGAGGCCCGCCGCCTCTGATAATACAAGGTGTCGAATCCCACCCCGTAAGGATAATCAAAATTGCTCTCGTCATTCTCGTCCAAGGCCGGGAGATTTATTACCTTGTACCTATACCCTTCATATTTCGCATCGTTTCTTAATGTGTCCAGCCGTATACCCGCAGGGTCCAGCACCGACCACCTCGTCCCGATCCACAAGTACTTCGTCTTCCCTTTGCCCCTCGGTATCAGGTTATTGTCCACCTTCCCCCATTTCGATATCAACCGGTCCTTCGATAACGCCTCCTCTATCCCCGACACCAGGTCATCCGATATTATCACCCCGTCCTGGGCATCACACGCCCCGTTGATCGTCCCGTCTATCGATCTGCAAGTCAGCGTTGGGTAATGCTTCCTTCGGTCGATATTGATAATCTCATTCGCAGCATTCGTCTGCACTACCTTCTTCCCCGGAAATACATCTGCCCATAAGTAGGTGTCTTTGTCCGTGATGATCTCCAGCACCGCGTCATAAAACGCTTTCGTAATTATGTCCGTATAACTGCTATACAGATTCGGATGCTCACTGTCACGCCCCATCAGCCATGTCATATAAAACGCCATCAGGCTGCTCTTCCCTACCCTCGGAGGCATCGACAGGAACAACTCGTCCAGTTCGTCATCCGTCAACTCCTGCAGCGCATCTACCACAGGCTTCAGCACCCCCCTCCGGGGCTGGTAAAACCGCCTTTCGGGATCACGGTTAATCTCCACATATAACAGATAACTGTCCAGGAAGTGCGGGGCATCAAACAAAAGCGACCTTCTATATACCTCGAACAACCCCGATACATTCTTCTGCATACTTATCCCATACGCCAGGTATGTCCGCAACTCCCGGTTCACTTCATGCGCTCTCCCAAAATCCTCCCCTTCCCCGCTTCGGATGTATTGGAACAGATCGTTATACGCACCCGGCTCACATGGGTCCTTTTTTATTTTTTCAAAAATTTTTGAGATCACCGTTTCGTTCATATGTCTTTTCTCCAATCGACAGCCTCACCATCTATTGTTACATTAAGAGCGTGAATATGAATAACCAGGGCGGGGATACTCCCCGCCTCATGCACAAGCTCCCACCTCCATACCGGGCATACCTCGACATCATTAATAAAAACTACGCTCCGCTCCCCATCGCTTTTTAACTCAATCTTTGGATTAGACATACACATTTCTCCTTTCTTAACAACAAAAGGACAGCTTCCGCTGCCCCTGTTGGCATTTACCGCTTGCCCGGTTGCAAGTTAGTTGCAAGTTTTAATCCTTCAATCTCCCTTTTTGAGTCTGATCAAATGGGCATATTCCCCATCAGTAAACCACAGCACCTTCCCTTCCCGGAGTGCAATCAGCTGCTCTTCCGAGATTTCATTCGAGGTAAGCCCCCAGTATGGATCACACTCTCCATCCGGCTCCAGTACCATTACCGCTTCGGGGTCATTCCACCCCGAAACATAACTTATCTTTACACTTTCGGGTATCATTACCATATCCCTACCTCTTTAAAACTCTATCGTGTCATAGTCGCCCTTCTTCATTTCTGCTCCTCCTTCAGAATCGCTTCGTGCTGCCCCAGCACCCACTCTCCACTCTTTCCGTACTTATAATACCCTTCATATGTCTTCCTGTTATTTATTATGCTCTGCACCGTACTTAACACAAACTCTTTGCCAGCCCGCGTCTTGTACCCTTCCTCGTTAAGCTTGTCCACTATCTTCAGCAGCACTACTCCCGCATCCCGCAACTCAAAGCACCGCTTCACTACCGCCGCTTCCTCCGGCACTATCACCAGCTTCCCTCGGTCTACTCTGTACCCCATCGGGGCCCTCCCGCCTGAATACCCGCCAAGCTTCGCTTTCGCGCCTCTCCCCGCACTCGTCCTCTTCGTGATGTTCTCCCTCTCCATCTCCGCAACGCATAACGTGAACGCTTCCAGCATATTCGCAAATACCCCGAATTGCCCAAAGTCCTCCGCTATCGATATCAGCTTGATGTCTTTCTTCTTTAACATCATCTTGTAATAGTAGTAGATGTTTATGTCCCTCGCTACCCTGTCACTCTTCGCTACTATCACCGCTTCGTATGGCGGGTTCGTTACCTCTCCATATATGATCTCATCAAACCCGGGACGTAGCTTCGCACCACTTTCGCCTTCGTCTTTGTACCACTTCACAATCTCCATCCCGTTATTCGCACAGTATTCCTTGATCTGCGCTTCCTGGACTTCAAGTCCAAACTTATCGTCCCCTGTCTGTCCGTCTGTAGATACTCGGATGTAGCCTATTACATTTACCATCGTGTTTTACCTCCTGTTTACTTGTATTGTAACAGAGTAAATGTAAATGTCAAGGGCTTTTTATTTATTTGATGTGGTTTTACCACTACCCCCGCCCAATTTCGCCCTGGCAGCATTCCCCCACGGACCCGGGCCGCTCCGGCAGCGCGGCCCCGGAACCGGGAAACGAACAAAACACGAACAAATTATTACAATTTACATTTATTCAAGATTTTATTATTGATATTTACATTTAATCGGATATAATGTTAGTGTAAATATAAAGATGTTATTCCGGCAAGGCCGGGGAAAGTGAGTAAACCATGATAAATGTCAAAATCAGCGACAAAGTAAAGGCCCGCGGCAAAAGATACGCGGACAAAGTAAAGGCCGCCAAAGCCGCCATTTTGGCGGGGGAACCGGGCGCGGATCGTGTAACGATATCCGCGGGCAATGACAAAATGGGAGCCGTAAAAAGTGTGTCCCTTATGCCGTTAACGACCTGCCCGTTTCGCGCATGGGGTACTTGCGGTAATTACTGTTACGCGTGCGCCATGGCTGACAATGGAGCGCGGAAAAATGTAGCCGCAAGTTATGCGCGAAATACCGCGGTTTGGCTTGCCGATCCGGGTAAATATTGGGCCGCGGTTCGGGCCGCGGTTGCTGGCTCGCGGTTTTTCCGTTTCCATGTCGCGGGCGACATTCCGACCGCTGATTATTGCGCGGAAATGTTCAGAACCGCCGCTGATTTCCCGAAATGTGACATTTTAGTTTTTACAAAACAATTCGAGATTGTCAACGCGGAAATCGCAGCCCGCGGGGGATCGATCCCGGCAAATTTACATATCATGTTCAGCGGCGGGCCCGAAATCGACATGAAAAACCCGTATAATATCCCCGTCGCGCTGTTCATTCCATACGGCGAAACGGCCCCGGAAAACGCCAAAGTTTGCGGCGGGAATTGTTTGGAATGTGGTTGTCGCGGCGTTGGTTGTTGGCAGCTTGCCGCGGGGGATATTTTGGCACTACACGAACACGGAAACGGACATAACACGCGGACACACCACGCGACAAAAAGACGCTAAAAAGGCCCATTTTAGGCCATACAAGGGGGAATAAAACAATGAATATAGAATATCCCGCGTTTTATGACGATATAATCGCCGCGCCGCATACATTAATCGCGGGGACAACGGGCAGCGGAAAATCCGTTGCCCTTAATGGCCTATTATACGCCTTATCGGCAAAAGATCCGGCCCGGTCGCAATGGGTTTTAATCGATCCGAAAAGAGTTGAATTAGCGCATTTAAAGGGAATGCCGCATTGTATAGCATATGCGGCAAGCTATGCGGATATATCCCGCATTTTGGCCCGCGTACATGGGGAAATGCTATCACGCTATGATTATATGGCCCGGTATGGCCTCCGGGATTATCCGGGCCCGGAATGGTATATCATTATTGACGAATGGATCGATATAAAAATGTATTGTCCCGCCGATACAGTAAAGATAGTTAATCACTTATCCAGCCTTGCACGGGCCGCAAAAATTCACTTGATAATGTGTACACAACGACCGACCAAAGACACGTTAACGCCATTATTAAAAGACAATTTGCCTTGCAAATTGGCCCTTGCTACCGAAAGCCCGCAGCAATCAAAATATATTGTAAACAGCCCCGCCGCGTATGGTTTGCCGATTGGATCCGGCTTGTTCTATACGCCAAAGCGGCCCGGTGAGTGGCAGCGGGTAAAAATCGACATGATAAGCCCGGAAAAGTGGCGGGCCGTATACAACTACAGAATGCCCGCAAAAGCCCCGCAAAAGTCAATTTTAAGCCGATTAAAGGCAATTATAACATGATATCAGCCCCGGTTATCCGGGGCTTTTCTTTTGTCTTTATCCGTAAAGCCCTAAATTGCCGTTTTGGGCGATTTTTATTTATTATGGTGTAAGATATCGGCAATACGATAAAACCCGGCTAAAACGGCATTTTGAGGCTTGCGCGGGCATTCTTTCAGCAGCACTCCCGGCAGCTTTTCCGGCAGCGGGATCCGCAGCCCCTTTGCCAGTTTCTACCAATCGTCAGGGCTTTGCAGAGGTTCCATGTGCCAGGCCCCGGAGGCCCTCCGCTGCCGGAAGGCCCTATCTGAAGGCCTCAAAATTATTTTTCATCTTCTGAATCGACTACCACCGACTCCAGGTACTTCTTTTCAATCTCTTCTGAAGCCACATCTGAACCCAGGGGAGCGTTCGGAGTAAGCACGACTTCTTGCTGGTCCTTGTACCCGAAATGGTTCTTGCCCAGGAAGATTCCGGCGACCGTATCGATCTTCCGATTCTGCATATAATCCTCCCATAAAAGGGCCATAAAATCGTGAGATTTTTTGAGTAAGTTGTGTATCTCCGGCTTTAACTTACGCACTCCACCCTTACCATCATAAGGCTGATTATTAACAATAGCCCATAGACCTTTTCTATCAATTCCAAGGGCCATAGCGAGTCCATTCACTGTTGGTTTCATATCATCCTCAAACATGATCTGAAAGTACTCATCTATTCTATTCTGAACCGCGTCAAAGTCATCGAGATCGACAGTTGGAAGTTTCATCAGCCTCATGCCATTTTTAATAAACCGGGAATTATCGCCAGGCTGAAGATTAAGAGCGCGATCAGAAGTTGGAAGGATAGCGGCGTTTTCGCGCTTGCCGCCGGAGCCTTTACCGCCCATAGTTGATCTCCTTTCTGTAAAAAACTGTAAAAAATACCATCTGAGGCAGATGAGGCAGACTGAGGCAGATACTTTTTCACATCTGCCCCATTGAAATTTCAACAATTACGAGCAATTTGAGACAGATGAGGCAGATGTCCTTTAACCTTTATACATACCAGCCATATTTTCTATAGTTTTTTCTTTATATTTTTTATATCTTATATAAGGTTATATAATATCTGTCTCATCTGTCTCACCAAACCCGAAACCCGTTGGAATTACGGGGGTTGAAGGTGAGGCAGATACCCTCATTTTATCTGCCTCAATCTGCCTCAAAACTCGTTATCTGCCTCACCCGGAACAAATTTTGAGTGTGGATCAAAACGGAATAGTCACATTTTGCCATTCCGGGTTGATTGAAACGTGCTTATATCCTCGGACCCTTCGGCCCTCGCTCCAAACATTTTTATCATACTCCATCCCGTAGCGTTCGCCGTTGTCGCGGAAGTAGTCGCTGAATCTCTTATTTGATACGGGCTTTACGGCGTTGGCCTGACACCATCTCTCATATAGCTTGTGGAGGTCGGCGTAAGACACATCTGAAGCGGGTTCGTGCAGAACGAGGCAAGACTCGATGAATTCCTGGAAGTGAGAGCCGCTGGATTTGACTTTCCCGATATACTCCCGGCTGCGCTCACTCCAGGTCATTTCCCACCCGTTTGCTTTGAGTCGGCGTAGGCCGTCAAGGGCGAAGTTGACGATCTGAGGGGCTTCCTGGGCTACGATCATCTTTCCGAAGTCACGGATGGTCTTGCGGCTGGGGTCGGCGGGCTTTACTTTGATTGGGTGCAGTCTTCTGTAAAAGCCATCTGAATCATCATATAACGCCGAAAGCATGAAGTTGGCACAGGCGATTACCTTGGCGTAACTCTCAAACGTATAAGGATCCCCGTATTTGCGCTCGGCGGGAATGGGCTGGTCAGCGGTGACAAGCTTCTTTAGTGAGGCAGTTTCGGTGAGGGCTGCGGAGCCGAGGTCATCGTCATATACTACAAGTTTGTTCTCCACGGTGGCGAGAAGGAACCGCTGGGAAAGAAGTTCCTGTGTGGTGATTACCTGATGGGCCTGGCCCAGGAGACCTCCGAGGATTATTCCGAGGACGGATTTACCTACGCCGCCATCCCCTACAAGGAAGAAAGCTTCCTGGGCGGCGGTGACCGGGACGAGGCAGTAGCCGAGGATCTCCTGGATGGTGAGGATATCATCATCCTCGAAAAGGTCATGGAGCCATTTATCAAACAGCGGAGTCGGCTTCCGGGTTGGGTCGAATTCCACCGGGAGGCGGTAAGGCGTGTGCTTTAACTCGCCCAGCCGGAATTCCCAAATGTTCCCGGAGGTGTGCAGATCCCCGTTGGCGAAGGGGATGACATTTTCATCTATCTGAAGCCGGTCCACGGAGTAGTGATCTTTTAGGGACGCAAAGAGGCTGTTTGTGGGTACATCCAGTTTATCCTTCCAGCCAAAGTTCTGAAGGGATTTCGAGATGTCGTGCCGGATTTGGAAGTTGGGGACCATCCCCTGCGGGGTGTAAAAGGTTCCGTTGCAGTAAAGGCACTCATTTGTGGCGGCGAAGACATCCACAAAGCGTCCATAATTGATCTTGATTTTCCCGGTCTTTGGATCCTCATATATTACGCCAGTAGGGTCCACGGGTGGCTTTTCCTCCTCGCAGTTAATCACCCGGATGTTCTTGTAGGCTTTCCTGGTGGTTTCATAGAGGTATTCGGGCTCCCCGTGGACGGCTACCCATTCCTCAAAGGTTTCGGGTTCCTTGGTGGCTGAAGCGGTTAATGTGATCTTCTTTCCCATTGGTTACCTGGTCTTTCCGATAAGCGCGAGGGCGATGATCGTAATGCAGATTACTATAGTGATTTTGAGGGCCATTTTTTTCTCCTTTCGAGCAGGGCTGCCGCTTGGACGAGGTCCTTGCGGTGCTGCATCGGGGTCTTGTAGAATGGGCAGGGGATCCCGGCCCGGAAAGTGTGGGACAGAGCCTCGCAGTATTTATCAGGCCGGGATGCAAAGCACAGCCCTTCCCTACCCCTGAAGTCGTTGCACTTCATAGCTTTCGGCATCTGTTATATCCTCCCCGATTTTTCTGATGCAGTCGCGGCAGACGATCTGCTTTATCTGAACGCCATTATAGAATTTGCTGATCTGATAGGCATCCTTGGCGGGAGTGCGTTTCCCGCAGCGGTCGCAAATGTACTTCATTTTTGGCCTCCTGTTCCGTAAAATCTGACGGCATCCAAGGTTGTGGTGGTTGTGGTGATGGTCATCTTTACTTCATAGCCATCGTTCTTGAGGGCGGTCTGCCACTCGTAAGCCTCGTTAAGACCCGACTTGGGGGTTTCGAGGACGATTTGTCTGCGGTCACTGATTATCATTTTTCTTCTCCTATATTGGTTGCTGATGTGTCCGGCATGGAAAGTTGGCATTCAAGGTTAAAAATTCTTCTGCATAAAATATCTTCGAGTTCATTGATTCGATGAGTGAGGTTCGTAAATCTTTCCTCGATATCAGCCCGTCTTCTTTCCTCTTCTGCAGCTTTTGCTCTTACCGCCTCAATGGCCTTGTCTGTAGTGATTCTAATCATTTTTCTTCTCCTTTTGTGGTCGTAACGGCGGCTGTCGGACGGAGGTTAAGTTGGTCCTCTTGTTTCCTTTTGGCGAATCTGCTATTCCTCATGTACCCTTTCATTGCCCATATCATTGCGGTAACTTCGTATGAGTCTACATTGATTATGGTTCTCGACTGACTTTCGAGCTGCCACCCGGCATATTCCAGTTTCCGCAATGCCGAACTACATACATTTTCAAGACCGTTCCCCAGGTTCCATTCAATCCCACCATTCATCTTTGTCGCCCCTTCCTATCTCATTCATCCTGACGTATTCTGCCGTTTGTGCGTTCTGATACTCCTTTCGATGTTCATCTATCCATTTCTTGGAGAGCACCCATCCGTGATTACAATGTGGGAAGCCCTCGTCATCTACCCCGCCCTCGTAAGTAAGGGCTGCATATCCGCACTTATCCCGGAGGTAGTGAAGTGTGTCAAGTGTCAGCTTGAGCGGAAGTCTTGCCCGCTTGGCAATCTCTTTTGCCGGAGTCGGAATCCAACAGCCATATCCACAGTAGACAGCCTCGTCTAACAACACTTGAAGCACATCATACGAAGCGTCTATCTCATTGCCGTTAGCACTGTCGGAATAGATGAATACTCGGTCATACGCCGACAGGATATTAAGCCCCTCATGCGTCATCCAGTAGTATCTATGGCCTTGGTCATCTGCGTTTGAACAATCGGCGAAACCTCGTTCTTTTAGATTTTCCCATATAGCGTTATCGGATCCACCCGGCATGAAGTGATTGCGATATGGCTTGAAATATGGTACGCCATTACGGCGGTAAATCTTCTTCCTGTCAAAGCCTACGCAATGCTCCATTTTACGGGCAGTTTCGGCAGACAGCACCTTTGAGGCTTTGTAGTGGAGCATATCGTCATGCGTTATCATTTCGATTCTCCTTTCATTTGCTCGGCAAATAAAAATCTTGTATAAATATACACTTTTTATTCATTCCCCGCTTTACGATAACACGATCTTGTCTGATGCGATTCCGGGGAAAGCACATATTCCGGCGAGGATATCTTGAATTGATTCAGGAGGGTCCTTGCCTCTTTCTCCGTCATGGATGTATCCAGGACAACAGCCGGGATCCATTGCCATTTGCGGTTCATATAGTCCACGAGGACCCGGTTCCCGTCCTCGGTCACCCGGATGTCAAAGATAAGATCCCCGTTGAAGTGTGTCTGAACGCTGGTTTTCATTCTCGCCAGGGCGGCGAGTTCTCTTGTGGTCATGTGTTGGTTCATTAGTTTCTTTTCACATTCTCCGAGAGCCTCCCGGATAAGCTGGGCCTTGCGGGGACGCGGGGTGCTGCCACGCCTAATCATTGAGTAAAGGGTGTTTGGAGTGATCCCGGTTTCGCGGCTCAACCAAGCGACAGTCTTGCCTTGGCGGTCAAGTTGTTCCTTCACATTCTGCCCGAAGTTCATTCTGTTTTCCTCTCTGCCCATG